AGTTAAAGTTTGAGTTTCAGCTCCACCACTAACAGCTAATGATCTAGGAGTTAATCCTGATCCTGACCCAGCACCAATTGGCATTCTGCCATTATAATTAGGTACATTAAATGTTGTAGTACCATCTCCATTTCCAAAACTATCTCCAATCACACTATATAAAGAAGTATATGTTGTTCTATTATAAGCAACACCATCACATAATAACCATCCAGAAGGAGCTGAACTACCACCAAACATTGTTATTGATCCAATAGGATTTGCTATACCTGCTCCTCCAGTTTCAGCATATGATGAACTTATAGCATATGATGCTGTACCTGCTAATGAACCTGTAAATCCTAAAGTAGAAATTGTTGAACCAGTAACTAATAAAGGTCCTGTTTTAACATCTACTGTACCCCATAATGTTTGAACATCATCACTAGCATCACCAAATATATTTGAACCAGATGAAAAAATAACTGATGCTGTTTCGTATATTGTTGTTAAATATGTGATTGAAGCTGTACCAAATACATCAACGTTACCATTTAATGTCACTTTAGAACCACTAATTGTAAATATAGAATTACCATTAAAAGGAGTAGCTGAATTACCTGTTGCAGATACTATATAACCACTTACATTATTAGTAATCGCTACTGCAGCTGCTAATCCGCTTATACCTGATAATCCTGATATTCCTGATATTCCTGATAAACCTGAAATACCACTTAAACCTGAAATTCCTGATAAACCTGATATACCTGATAAACCACTAATTCCACTTAATCCTGATTGACCACTTAATCCTGAGACACCTGAAAGACCAGATACACCACTTAATCCTGATAAACCAGATAATCCTGATAAACCAGATAATCCTGAACTACCAGATACAGTAGGTGTTTGAGCAAATAAAGCATAAGAAGCAGTAGTAGCAAATGATGAACTAACAGAAGTAACAGATACTAATGCAGATGTAGCAGTACCAGCGTTTGCTACTGTTATATCATAACTACCTGTTAGTTTAGTACCTAAACCATTTTGAAATTCACTACCACTAGTTTGTACTAGGTATTGAAATGATTGACTAATGTATAAATTACTTAAATTACGTCCCATTGTTCTTCGTCTTCTATTGGTTTTAATTCTATATTATAATGTTGCATTGCGTCTTCAATTGAATTGAATTCATCCCAACCAACATTTATTCCGTCTGGAGTATAAGCGATGTGTACTTGCATCATGTTTCTTGGTTCTAGAGTATCTATATCTCTATAATCACCGTCTTCTATAAATAGTTTATATATCATATTATCCTGTTATTGTCCAACCTCTTGATGTTATTACTAATCTATCACCCGCTGTTAATCCAGCAGCGCCTGTACAATTTGAAATATTAATTACTTTTGATGTGACAACTGGTTGAGCCGCCATATCAGCAAATAATGTATTTAAAGCTGCTGTTGACATATCATTATTTGAAATATTAATTTGAGGTGATGTTCCTGTCCATTGTGAACCTGTATTAGTTAATCTTAATCCTGATAATGGTTGAAGATATGTAGCACTATTACCTTGAAGTTCTAATTTAGATAATCTAGGAGTAAATGATAATGAACCAGATAATGAACCTATAGAAGTATTTCCACTAGCATTAATAGTTGCTCCTGTAGGTGAAGGACTTCCATATTTTTCAAGATTAGTAATTGTTGTTAAACTACTACAATTATTAAATGTACTTGATAAACCGTTAGCTGATCCTGTTATTTGAATAGTAGGAAAAGTAACTCCAGCTAATTCAAAACAACCTACAAAGGCACCACTAAAATCAGCAAGATTACCTACTGTTGTAGGTAGAAAAAATGATGATGTTGAACCATTATTTACTCTCATTGAAGCACATCCATTCCAAGTATTAATAAAGTTAGTACAAGCTGACATTGAAGTTGGAAATGTTATATTTTCTAAATTAGTACAACCTGAAAATGCTAAGTTAGCATTTGTACAACTATTCATTGAACCTGTAGGTAATAATGCTGTTGTTAAAGATTGATCATTTGAAAACATAGCATTCATTGCTGTTACTCCTGTCATTGAAGAAGGAAATACTACTGATTGTAATGCATAACAATCATAAAATGCTCTAGCTAAATTAGTAATACTATTTTGAGAACCAGAAGGTAATGTAACTGAATTTAGTGATCTACATGATTCAAAAGTATTTGCTAAAGTTGTTATATTGTAACTTTCAGGAATAACGACATTAGATAATGCTCGACATCCAAAAAATGTACTAGATAAACTTACACTAGCACTAACAGTTTGAGGTAATGTTATATTTTGTAAATTATAACAGTTACGAAATGTCTCAGAAAAACTATTTACTAATGGCATTGTTGAAGGTAATACAATTGATGATATACTATTATTATTCCAAAATGCTGATGCTATATTATTAGTACCACTAAAATATTCTGGTAATACTGCTTCTATTAAAGAAGGACATTCTCTAAATAAATCACCACAGTTAAATGTAGTCCCACCAGCTGCAGTATTAGGAAACGTTACTTTTTGAAGAGCATTAGCTCCAAAAGCAAATGTAGATAAATTAATACTTTGTGAAGCATCTGTAGTCCAAGTAGGTACATTCACACTTAATAAACTTTGACAATTACCAAACATAGCAGTATAAGTTACACACTTAGGCATTGCTGGTAATTGAATATTAGATAAACTTACACAGTTAGTAAAAGCTTGAGAGGCGTTAGTTACTTTAGGAAATGATGATGGTAACGTTATTGATGTTAAAGAATAACAAAGACTAAAAGGAGCATTAAATTGATCAAATTCAGGTCCTTCTGGTATTGTTATAGATTGTAATTTAAAACAATTTGAAAATGTAAAATTTAATCCTGTAGATAAACTCATAGTTTGGAGAAAATCTACTTTTCTTAAATCAGAACAACCATTAAATGTATTACTTAAACTATTAGCTCTAGGATAATTTCTAGGCATTTTAACATATTGTAACATATTATTCCGCATACCTGGTGAACTAGCTCTAAATGTATCATTCCAATCTATATTTGAAAGACCACCTCCTTGCATAGTATTATCACCATAATATGCTTCTAATAAACCAGTAGGTACATTAGCTAATTGATTTTGTATTCCTGATTTAACAGGACCTGCTTGTATTATTCTTGAACCTGAGTCAGTAAATACTGAAATTACAAATGTAGTATATCCAAAAGAACTAGTTGCTCCAGTTCCTGGAGTATAGGTATGTGTATAATTTAAATTTGCATCAGCTGTTGAACTAGTGGTTGGAGAAGTACCATCACCCCAATCTATATATAAATTACCAGAACCAGTATCTCTTAAAAAATCAGTTACTAATGACATTGTTGGAAAAGTATCAGCTAATAAAAACTGTACTTTATCTGGATCATCAGTAATTGTAGGCCAACTAGCTGGTCTTACCCATGCTGCTGATTCAGTAGTAGGACGTCGTAATGATAATGATGTTTGAGCAGGTAAATTAAATGCCATATTAAGAAACGGTTGTTATAATTAAATCTCCAATTATATTATTACTTGGTAAGTATTGACTGAATAAAATACAAGCACTAGCTGATGGTTCAATATATGGTTGTATTCTAGCTATTAATACATCATAACTACTAGTATTGTATGGTGTATAATCTATTGATGTTGATACATTAATGTTGGCATTTGAATATACATACTGATAGTAACTGCCACTATATGTCCATGAGCCTGAAGCTAATGTTAAATTTGTTACTCTAATAGGAGTTGATCCTCCACCTCCACCTGATCCAGTATTAACTGTAATAGGAAATGTTGAGTTATCACCTTTAGTAAATGTAATTGTATTTAATGATACTGATGCTGTTACTAAAAAAGATCCTGTAGATGGTATTAAACCACTTAAACCTGATATACCTTGTAATCCTGACAAACCTGAAAGACCCGACAGACCTGATAAACCAGATAAACCTGATTCACCTGACAATCCTGATAAACCTGAATTACCTACAACACCTACTGATGTTACTACAAATGAATAATATGAATTACCTTCAGTATAATAAACTACTGATTTTGAACTAGATTCATTGCTATTAAGATATAATCTAACAATCATTCTATTAGTTGGATCAATTGTAGTTGTTGGTAATACTATATCAACATTAACCTCAACTGGTATTACTGCACTAACCCAACCAATTAAAGCAATATTAGATGTTATTGTTGGACCTATAGGAGTTCCTGATGAATCTGCTAATTGTATTTCAACATAAGCATCTATATTATCATTACTTGCTGGTTTTAAATAATGTAAATGGAATCTTTGTGTACCACCTGGTATTACTGCAAATCCTAATTGTGGTGTTATATAATCTGAAACAAGAACATTTTGTTGATTTCCTGTTAAATTTGTTGTTACTGTTTGTTGAGAAGCAGTTGATGGAGTAATAGCTAATACTTTATATCCTGAAACATCTGAGTTTTGACTTTCATTAAAGTAATATGTTTGACCTGATGATATACCTGCTGAACCACTTAAACCTGATAAGCCACTAAGACCTGATAAGCCACTAAGACCTGATAAGCCACTAAGACCTGATAAGCCACTAAGACCTGATAAGCCTGATATACCTGATAATCCGCTTGATCCATTTGATCCAGAAACTCCATTTAAACCTGATAAACCAGATAATCCACTTAATCCTGATTCACCTGACAATCCTGAACTACCAGTTACAGTAGGTGTTTGAGCAAATGAAGCTGTTAGTGCGTATGATGCGCTTATACTTTGCGATACACTGCTTATAACCGTGTTAAACGTACTACCATCACCTTTAGTATACGTTGTTGTATCACCTAAAGCAGATGCAGTTATAACGAAAGAACCAGTATCAACAGCAGCAGCTGCATTTAAAGCATAAGATGCAGTAGTAGCATATGATGAACTAATAGCAACAGCAGCAGTATTTGCAGCTAATGCTATATTAGCATATTGACTAGTAATATCAATAGTACCAGTTACTTTGGTTCCTAAACCGTTTTGAAACTCGCTTCCACTTTGTTGAATTAAGTACTGAAACGATTCACTAATAAATAGATTAGTTAAATCTCTTCCCATTATATATTAAAAATTAGATACGTTATTTCTTGTATAGCCATTTGGATATTGTGGAAACTGAGGGTAACGTGAATCATAAATTGGTAATCCACATTCTCTAGCTTGACCTGCGTGATATCCTCTACCGTTTCTTTTCATAACGATAGGTGACTTATACTGTATTCCAAAATCAGGATACATTTGTTGTAATTCAACGTTTTGACTTAATTGAGGAAATAATCCTTGATTCTGAATTAAATAATTAGTTAAGCGTTCTTCGTAGAATTGTTTTTTATTTTGTACTGATTGGCGTTTTCTATTATACCAAGTACCATCTGCTTTCTCACTGTTTTCACCTCCTGTAGGCATTAATAAGCCATTATTACGAGGACGTAAATAAATGTCTTCTAAAGCGTAATAATAAGCAGCATATAATAAAGCATTTTGAACAAAATTTAATACTAGATATTCATAATTACCTGTTAAAGTACCTGTTTGAATTCTAGCTAAAATATATTCATATAATATAGTACCTAATATACGTTGTATCTCAATATCTTGAGATTCACGTACTGCATTTTTAAGCAATTCAGAATCAACATTGTTGTTAATGTCTGTAAATTGTCTTAAATTTTCTTCTGATATTATGAATACTGTAGTCATGTTTATTTAAATTATTGTGCTACAACGTAACCAAATGGATTGTTAACTATGATTGATGCTATTGATGATGAAGGAACATATGTGTTTCCTCTACCTAATAAAAATGTTGCTTCGCCAATTCCTGATCCTGATACTGTAATATCACTATCTACTTCAGCATATACTGATGTAAATGAACCTGTAATAGTTGCACTTCCACCTGCTCCAACATTAGTAGCACCTGTAAAATAACTATTTACACTAGCTGATGTTACATAATCAATGTTATTGATACTATTAGCGTATACATAAGTACCTACTGTACCTGCAGCAAATGTAATAACTGAAGCTGATACTGTGCTAGTAACACCTTGTAATTGAGAATAAGCAGTAGCACTATTAGCTGCTGAAGCACTAGTATTAAATACTGATGATGCTGTAGCTGCAAAATTAGCTGCTGATGTTGATTTAGGAATACCATTGATGTAAATTGTATCTGCTGTATTAGCTAATACTGTTGATGATGTTACGAACGTAATATTAATTCCGTTAACACCGAAGGTACCCGCGTTAGATGCAGAGTAACTTGAAGATACATACGCTACGTTAAGACTAACTGAAGCCGAAGTAGCTAGGGTTCCTATGTTTGCTGGAATTGATCCAGAAATTATTGTGATTGCCATGTTATGTTATATTTTTAAATTAATTAATTGGTTGTCCTTGTCCAGCTTCGTTTATGTTAGGATCGTTTACTATATCAGCTCTTTCAATTTCTGCTTCTAATATATTATCTTCTCCAACTTCTGATTCAGTACCTGTTACTACATCTACTTCTTCTTTACCGTCACTGTATAATTTTAATTGTTCAACGCCTAAAATATAATCAGGACCATAATTAACTTTAAATATTTCATCAAAACAATCTAAAATTGCTTGTTGAAATGGTCTAATTACAGTATTAGTGAATAATAAATAAGCGTCCATTGTCTCATCTCTACCACCTAATTGACCTTCGGTTTTAATACCTAACATCATTGGCGAAGTAATTCTATGAGCTGTTAATATTTTTTGTGTTACTAAATCGTTTATAGTTGTATAATACTCATCAGTACCGTTTGATGCTATAGGAGTAATTACTGGTGCGTTTTCTGGGCTGTCAACGTCCATATAAATTAACGATCCTGCATTTTCAGTTCCACCGTATTGATTACGAAGCATAATTTCAATTGCTTCTCTTTCTTCTTCGTTTGCGTTTGTAAACGTAGTAATAGCTACTGATGGTACTACACCATTAGTAATATTATTTAAGTGAAAATTATCTACTTGAGCATCTAATTCAATCACTTTTAACGCACCAACATAATCAGGTAATGGATAATATCTCATTCCTGGTCTGTAAGCGTGATAAACATAAACTTGAGATGGCTCTTCTAATTTTGTGTTTGGATTGTATGCAGGTAAATAAGGAATATCTTCTAATGATTGATTAACAAAACTATTAATACCATTCCATTCATCCCAGATAAAAAATCCAGGTATTTTACCTCTTAAGTTTTTTTCTTTTGCTCTTAAATAAGAGAAATCTATATGATAGACTTCAGCGATTTTCGTTCTGTCTTTACTCCAGATAATTTCTAAAGCAAATCCACCAAATAATTTTAAATCTTTAGCTACTTTTTTAAATATGTCATTCCATGACTCATTATCGTAGTTAGCAAAATCTAATGTATCAGGTCTATCTGAAGTTAAACCGTTACCAACAATTGCTTCAACAGTTGCATTTACGCATGTACCATGAATTGATGAATAGTTCATCAAATCAATCAATCTGTTAGGGAAACCATTGTCAGATCCGAAACTAATAAAAAACTTATCCTTACGTTCAATTAAGCTAATGCGTTCATTAGTCTTATTATTACGTGGAATAGTTTTAAATGTGTAATTATTATTTTTAGCCATTATTAAGGATGATTATAGGTAGTATAAGTACCGCCGTTCGTTGGTGATAAATATTGGGTAATATTATATCCATTGCTTCCAGATACAAATGCTCTTTCAGTTAATAATAAATTACCATAACCTGCACCACTACTATTAGTCCAAGTAAAATTAGCGTTAGTCCAAAGTACATTAGCTGTATGCCAAATATAATTACTACCACTAGGTACATATTCGTATATTGAAACGTTATATAAACCAGTTGGTGCTGGTG